GTCATTGCCTGTGTCATAGGCCCAATTTACGTTAGCGATTACTAAAACATAATTGGAACTTGATGAAACATTTAAATCTACTGTTAGAGCAGTATTAAATCCAGATGTTCCTGTATTATTATTAGCGGTAGTTGTGTCTGATGAAGTTTTAATTGATGTCTTAGTATTTATAATTTGCCCAGCAGGAAACTTCACATTACTGCCAATCGTACCCTCATCAAAAGATACTAAACTGCTGGATCGTTTGCTGCCTATGTAACTCATCAGGTGATCTCCAGAAAACTTAGCGTTACATCCACCGAATTAGCGGCATCTGCATAAACTTGTAGTTTGTCTCCTGTTACAAGTACTAGCTTGTTTTCCATCATACTTAGGCTAGATCCGCTAGGAATCGGTGCATCCTTGATCCAGGTTGTTGTATCGCTACCGTTTACAATCTCTACGGTAATGTAGTGTGTGCTGGTTGTTTTATTAGAGGCTAATAACCCAATGACTACAACTTCGGTAGCAGGGGAAGACGGAACTGTGTTCCCAGTGTAAGACAACATCTGCGTAGGAGTTGCGGATACACTTGCAGTTTGTGATTCTCTCTTAAATGCGTTTGCCATGTATTTAACCTAGTGCTAATGCGAAAGGGATTGGATCAGCACCTGCTGCGCCAGTAGCACCTCGCAAGTCTCCTGTGCTAAAACCTAGTCCATCATTACTCGTAAAAGAGACAATACCGTTACTGCTATTATAGCTCCCTCCAGTAAACCCAGTTCCATTTGTACCATTAGTTCCGTTAGTTCCTGCTGGGCCTTGTGTCCCAGTAGCACCTTGAATCCCTTGTGGGCCTGTTGCCCCATCCGCACCATCAGCCCCATCGTTTCCTGCTGGGCCTTGTGCGCCAGTAGCACCTTGAATCCCTTGTGGGCCTTGTGCGCCAGTAGCACCTTGAATCCCTTGTGGCCCTTGTGCGCCTGTCGCTCCCGTAGCACCGTCAGCACCATCATTTCCTGCTGGGCCTTGTGCACCCGTTGCCCCCTGTGGGCCTGTTGCCCCGTCAGCACCGTCAGCACCATCATTTCCTGCTGGGCCTTGTGGGCCTGTTGCCCCATCCGCACCATCAGCACCGTCATTTCCTGCTGGTCCTTGTGCGCCCGTAGCACCCTGTCCACCTGTAGCACCAGTAGCTCCTTGTGGCCCTTGTGCGCCTGTAGCACCCGTAGCACCGTCAGCACCGTCATTTCCTGCTGGTCCTTGTGCGCCCGTAGCGCCCTGTCCACCTGTAGCACCAGTAGCTCCTTGTGGCCCTTGTGCGCCTGTAGCACCCGTAGCACCATCAGCACCGTCAGCACCGTCATTTCCTGCTGGGCCTGTTGCCCCATCTACTCCGTCAGCGGGCTTAGCAAAATTAACAAAGTTAGAACTGTTATCCGAATAGTTAAATGCTAACCGATAGTTGTTACTATTTGAAGGATCGGTAGCTATACTTACTGTAGTAACTGATTTACCATCCGCTCCATCAACCCCATTTGTTCCGTTAGTGCCATTTGTCCCCGCTGTCCCAGTAGTTCCCCGAAGATCATCTGTTATAAAACCTAAACCACTATTACTTGTAAAAGTAACTTTGCCTGTTGTAGAACTATAACTAGCTCCTGTAAATCCAGGCCCAGCAGGTAAATCAAAATCGTAATTAGTATCGTTACTGTTATAGTCTGTTACTACAAAGCGGATAGTATCAGTATCCATCTGCCGGATATTAGTAACAGAAGCTCCCGCGTTGCCTGTTGCTCCGGTAGCCCCGGAGGTTCCGGTTACGCCTTGAACTCCTTGCTGGCCTTGCGCTCCGGTAGCACCTGTAACTCCGGTTAGGCTTTTTACATAATTTAATGCTGCAGAAAGATTAGTTGTATTGTTAAATGCAGCTTGGTCTGTTGCAGAAAGCGGAATGTGGCTAGCATTTAACTCTGTTACTGTTGTGCTTAAATCTGTTCCAACTATTTTTCTAGTTGTAACAGTAACTGTGTTACCTAGTGAATCAACTAAATCTACCATTATCTCCACCTCCAATGAACTTTCATACGCTTTCTGCTGACACCTTGATTTCTAGTTAGTGAATGCTGGGGCTCAGACCGTCTAGCGTAACCAACTTGTTCTAAAAATCTTTGTCGGAACATGCTAGATTTCTCAATGTTTCTAAGTTCGTTTTCTTTAAGATACGCTCGTTCTGCTACCCCGTATACCATAGCTTCGTGAAACATTGGGCTAATCAACGGCACTTCCGTGTCTCCATTTGTAGTCCCATCATGCCCGGTTCCACCTTGAGCGTTGGTGTAGCGTAGTCGATCCCGTGGGGGGTCAATAACCCCATCAAACTTTAGTACTGCAGTGTCTTCAATACCAGTAATAATCCCAGCAGTTGTAGTTAGAATATCTGTGGAGCTGTCCCCGGTTACATCAAAAACCGGAATAGGAGAAACTAGTGTTGAGCTGAAAAGAGAATCAGTAGCAGTCGGTGTAGGGTATACTCGGAAGGTTGGGGCTGACATGTGTTCTAAGATAATCGCACGGATCGGGCCTGTTTGGTTTTGCCAGTTAGCGTCCACCAATTGGCCCATTACTACTGTGTTCTCGTCTAGAACATTAGGTGCTAGAATTGGAATTTCTACAGAAGTATTATCAATTCTAACCCTAATCAGATCCATCAACGGGGGTGTTGACGGTCTGCTAAAAGAGGAAACTGCCTCCGTAATTGTTACATTGGATGTAACAATCGGGAACTCGGTAAGCCTAATAAACTCATGTTGTGCGTCATAAAGGTATTGACGCAGTTCTAACGCAGTCCATCGTTTACTAGTATTAGTACTATAGCCTCCATCCTGTAATAGAGTAGTTACTCTATCAAGAATTTGCGCTTGGGTCAGGCTCATTCTCTCCTACCACCAATTGATGTCGAGTTTTTCGAGGGGCTTTTACGCTTTTAGCTTCCGCTTTAACTTCGTTACCTGTTTTTGTTTCTAAAATAGCACCACCTTCTTTAACAGGAACTATAATAGTTACGGGAAAACGTGGTCTTTGATAACCTTCGGGTGGCCTATAATATTGTGTTTGAGTATACTCGGTAATAATACACTCTAACAGGCGATTAATGTGTACCGAACTGACAATACGGGCTGAACCTCTTGGAATTACACACTTAAATCCATTAACAGAAGTACTTACTGCATCTGTCTCATGCTGTTCTCGCCCCATTTCAACTCTTATTACCCCATAGCCAGGTGGTACTGAGTCGATATTCCCGTCCCATTCGGGTGCTAAATTATTAACATCTGTTACTACTTGATAACGTCCAGTTCCACTATTGTAAATGCTAGAAGCCTGTGTAGGAACATAGGTATAAGTACTCATAAATCTCTATAATAAGGTTAAGAAGGCCACTTTAGTGACCTTCTTTAATAGTGTTATACTACGCGAGTAGGATACACATTTTGGGGGAATCGGTAAACTGCGTAAGCATACACAATTCCCGTTGAAGCCGTACCTGTAGCGTTCGCTAGAGTAAATCTAATTACCCTATCAGGTAGAGTAGTCGCTGCAACCCAAGTCATTTGAGGCGTTAGCGTCATATGATTTGCTGCAGTTTCAGTAGTTCCATTACCTAGTGCCATTGCAGAACCGCCATCTAGGTCTAGCTGAACAGGAGTGAAATAGTCATCGTCAGTTTTATGCCCGATATCTAGACTTACTCCTGCTTGGTTAAAAGTATTAACTACTGTAACTACGATTTTCTCAACGATTGAGCCTTCTGGTACAGTAATGTCAACCGGAGCTGCTGTCGCAGAGGCTCCAATTGTAGTAAATGAGACATGCTCCGTAGTCTGTGGAACGTAGCTCATTTGTTGCTTATCACTTCGCATAATAATGCTCCAAATTAGCAGGTACTAGCGAGATTCTCACTAGTACCTAATTAAAGAAATTAGCTGTTTGAACCGTAAGGTGCAGGAGGATTATACCAGTTAGCACCAGTTCCTGCTACTACATGATGATTAGTTGTTGTCCCAATTGTAGATACTGCGGTTTCTACAGACACCATCCAATCTTCGTTCAAAATTACAGAACCAAACATAAACGTATAGCCAACTGTTCCGCGTTGCCCCAAAGGGTCTGTGCCGCTAGGAGTTGGCTTTACTACTTTAGGTACAATGCTATCCATTCCACCGATGGTTGCAGTCCCCACGCTATCTTTTGCAAAAATAACAATTGGATAAACTTCCGCGTAACCACCTTTCTCAATTATATTTGATCCACCGCTAGCACCAGCTCCGGCTGCTGTAGAACCGTCACGATCAAACGGAATAGCTTGAGTGGTAGCAATGAAACGGATTCCATTGTAGCTTCCCATTTCGTATTCCATGATCGCTCCAGAGTCTGCGTACTTTTCTACTGGTACAAACCCGATAATTTTCTCTAGGTCATAACGTAGATTCGGATGGCAGATAGCGATAAAACCTGCTCTAATCGGCTGCGTCTCTTGACCCGGTGATGCGGATTGCATCTCGGTCATCTTGACTGCATCGTTATTCTCCAGGTATCGAATCGCTTGATTAAACTCCTCACCCGTATTTGTCAAAATAGTATTGACCGCGTTTCTAGCAGCTCCGTTTGAGAAGATCACATTGCTCGGAGACCGGAAATGCTTATAAGCTAGCATGTCCATTGTCTCTGCAGCTTGAATCGCTTGTCTGTCAGTAATGATACTGATATAGGGATCTTGGCCCAACAATTCCATGAGGTCTGTCACAGGCGTGTAACGTCCGTATTGCCTCACGCTATGTGAAATTACTTCTGATTCTAGGGTATCAAAATCCGGAGTCACGCCTTCGCCCAAGGGGGTCTCGTTGATTGCGAATTTTTTATACCTTCGATGTCGAATTGTGTTTCCCTCGTTTGTCCCTTTAGAATCCTTCTGGGCAAAACGAGCAAATGTTAAATTCTTCTTTGCAATTGGTAACATCTTTGACTGAATAGTCAAAGCGTCCTCGGTACTGAGGTCTCCGTAAAGAGATCCCCCGACCGTTGTGTAGTTATTAGCTGTAATAGCCATCTTAATACTCCAATAATTATAGTGAGATTCTCACTACTTATGATGCGTTAACTAGCTTCTGCCAATAGGCTAACTTATCCTCTTGGCTTTGCACTGTTTTGGTCTCACGGTTTCTAACTACTGGCCTTGAAGGGATAGAATGACTAGCGGCTTTACGTCTAGTATCATCTACCACTTGTGGAGCTGCAGAGGGTGCGTCCTTTCGTGCTGCCTGATCAGGATAATCAAACAAGAACGAGCGGACTAGATCTACAAATGCTCCTGAGTTTTCAAAATCCAGTACTACTTGCTTTCGGAAAGGACTACTTAGCACCCATTGTGCGAATACTGGATCATCTAGATCTAGTTTCGCTGAGTTAGTAATCCCTAGTTGTTGGTCTGCTAGCTGATGCCGTTCGTTTAGCTTTTGCTGAACAAACTTCTCATGCCTTTGCTTGCGAACATCTTGGATGTCACCTTCAATTTCTTTGTTAGCTGCTGTCAATCTATGTTTAACAAGAGCGTCGATCCCTTTGAACAGTTCGGGAAAGGTATTCACCTCGTCTCGGACTGATTCGGGCAGCGCTTTCATTAAATCGGCTAGAGTTTGATCAACTTCTTCCTGAGAAACCTCGGTCGGGGAGGACTCTGCAGGGGGAGACGGAGCTTTTCGGAGGTCTTCAACAAGTTTTGTCAACTCGGAGACGTTTGTTGATAACTCTTTGTTTTCATCCTTTAGTGTCGCAATAAAAGCTTGGCTATCTCTAAACCGTTTCGCTAGTTTTGGGTCGTTTGCTAACGGGTCAACGGGCGGATCAGCCTTTTTTTCTACTGGCGCAGCCTCAACAACTACTTCTTTTACAGGTTTGGGGGTTTCCCCTGCCTGTACTTCTTCTTTTGGGGGAGAATCTGTAAGTTTTTCCCACAATTCTTCTCTGCTTAACGGTGTAGCAGGGGTTTCCTCTACTAATTCCTCCGGCTGAGCCGGATTCTGGTCAATATTTTCGCTCATATCTGCTCAATTAAGAGTTTCGTTCGGGGTATTCTATTATTTCTTGGAATGCTAGAACCTTTCCGACACGTAAATTATGCTCAGCTAGCCCCTCCGGGGTCATTTGGCGGGTTAGTTGGGCCGTTTCCTGCTGCGTTCGCAGCTTCAAATACTCTTTGAGGTGCTGGAACCATCTGCTTTGACCGAGGATTCGGATTTCTTCCTTGGTCAACGGGTACATCTGCTGGTTGGGTTCTATCATTTGGGCTTTCTTGAAGTTGTTGCTGCTGAGCTTGAAGTCTTGCTTGATGCATTTGCATCATTTCTTCTTTAACAAGTACGCTTAGCTCACTAAAGTCCCCGATTGTGCCGGGATCTACTCCGGCTTCAAGCATTGCTAGCACCCGTTTGATTTCTAGTTCCCGTCTTTGCTCCCCGATAGATAGTCTTTCGTCTAAACTAGCTTTGAGTTTAAGCTGCTGTTGCTCTATCTGAGCCTCCAAACCCTTGACGCGAGCTTCTAGTTCTAGCTTTTGCTGCATAGCAGCTTGTTGCCCTTGCTGATCCTGTTGTAGTTCTTCCGGAGTTTTCAGCATTTCTTCGGGATCGAGGTTGAAAGCCCTCAACATAGGCTTAGCAAATTTCTCTAACCGAATTCTGCCTACTAGGTTTGGTACATTCATTACGGTTTGCAGAAATTGCAACATCTGCTGGTTGTGGATTTCTTCCGCCACAAACCGTTCATAGCCTGTGCATAAAGTCTCTGCGTCGCAATGGAGATTCGGGTCGTCACTATCTACTAACAGCCACCGATAGATCCCGTCAATCGCCCCTTGGAGGATGCCAGACACCGACTGCACTACGCTAGCAGTTTGCTTTTGGCTTTGAGTATTCAAAATGCTCATACCCGTTGCCGTTTTTGTTTGATACGGAGCCGACTGTCCCATGCCTATCGGGCTCTGACCGCTAGATAAATTGGCCTCCCTCTCCAGAAATTGCATCATGTCCATTAGGCCATGAGTCACATCCGGTATAACAATAGGGCGGAACGCAGTGCTAATATCTGTTCCTGGTGCAAATTCTAAAAGGCCACCGGGCTCAAAGTTCGTGAAGTCAGATCCGTGCTTGAGCGTACTAGTGTCTATAGCTATTTGGGGTGCGCTCGCTAACTGTTTACCTTCGACATACATAGCCATTGTAAAATTTAGCAGAGACTGAATGTCCCGAATCGACCAAAAGACTCCATCACCCCAAATGCTATGTGGTACTTGTTGCCATCTACCAAAATGATAAGGCAGCATTCCGTCATACGGAGAGATAGTAGCTTTGACTACCCGATCACCTAGTACATATATACATACAGGAATAATACTCAGGTTGCCGAACTCTTCCCGTTGGATAATTCCTTCTACGTCATCCGCATCTAGAGAACCCCAGAATTCTAGTAGCTCGTACTCCTTTTCCTCTTCTCCGTAGCTTTCTTGGTGTGGGTTGAGGGGTTGACTCACCTCCGTGCCACGGGTGAAGACGCTACGGTCTAGTACGTCTGCAATGGCCTCAATGTCAAAGCCGGACTTTTCTGTTAGTAATTGACGAACTTGGATTGAAGAGAGTTGCTTTCGTTCTATTAAATAGCTTAAATCGTTTTCATTTTCTGCTTCCGGGCTAGGGTATATGTCAAAGATAGATACAAATTTAGCAGTGGGGAGTAGCTCTTCTTCAATTGCCGATTCAATACGCTGGAGGCGATTGGCGTATTGTCCTTTATATACAGGGTAATTTCGATGTTGTAGCACCGGAGATTTCATTACTCCGGTTCCGTGTAGTATTAATTCGTGGATAGCTTTTGAAATTTCGTTAGTAAATTTGGATTTGTCCAGTATATCTCTAATTCTAGCTTCAATATTTTTAGCTCTGTCTGCTAGAATTTCTTCAATTGGTAGTTCTTTTTTTAGCTCACTAATATAGTCTTGCCGTTCCCGGTCTGTCATTTCTGACATACCTTCAGCAAACTGATGAATATCGCTAGGAATAAAGCGTGGGTATCTGGTCGGCTGAATAGTAAATGGGATCTCCCCATTTTTAAACAGCATAGCGTTGATCTTAATATGAGCTGAACTGACTTCTCTTCTAGTAATTGCCATAAATGGCGGCCTAGCCGGAGCAGTCTCTGAGCCGTAGGGAACCGAATCAAAGACCCCGTTGAATGCGTCTTCTCCCGGTAGCCATCTTTCCGTCTCAATATTTTGACGATAGTCTCTAGCTTTTTCAAATTTACCCCGAACTAAAGTAGCGAGAGTATCACTACCTGATTCAGAAAAAGTGGGTTGGGTTTGTTCAAGCATTCAAAGGCTTTATGTCAGGGGTAACATGATGAAAGAGAGACCTACGGGGGCTCCTTTTTTCATAACTAACGCTATGATATTGGAACGGATGCTTTGCGATGCCCCAAGCTGCTAGCGCTAGCGCCATCACACAATCGTCGTGCGAGCCATAGTTAGCAGCTTCTTTACCGTTTGATAGTACTACAAAAGTCATTAGTTCGTCAACTAGCTTGGGCGATTTAATAAGAATGTCTTCTGCTCTTAGCATCTCTCTTAGCACATCTACTAGTTGTGGCCTTGAGCGAATAGTTGTCAGGAACCCGACACGTTTAGTTCTTTTAGCTGTTTTCTCATCCTGCTTAATTTCAGTAAACATATTAGTATAGTTATGCTTATCTAGTAAGGCACGAAGAGTAACTAGCCCGTGGTTGTTCCTTTCGACTATTAACATAGCATTGTTATAGTATTGGCCTAGTGTAGTAATCTTCCAAGCTAGCAAGTCTGGATCGGTCTTTGTTCGTAGCAAAGCCACCTGCTCGGCAGTGAGTGCATTTAATACAACTGCTACTGACCAATCAGTATCCCGCTCATTTACCTCTATCCCCTCTGAAACATCCACCCCTATCCGGTACTCAATACCAGGAATTGGCTCACGAAAGACTTCTAGCTCCCCGAATTCTGAAGGCTCTAGCATATATTTCATCTGACCGGAGTCTTCTTTTCGGTTAACAGTGAGATCGTATCTATGTGCCGGAGGCTCTGCTTCGACTCGTTGACGTATACGTTCTAACAAGTTCCGGTCAAAGACTACCCGTCCGCTTGCAAGAAAAGCTTCACGGGCTGAAGTTGGGTAGTCTTGATGAAAGTCTTCTATCCGCCCCTGACAATTAATGTCTATTGCCTGTCTGCGCCAATAGAGATTTTCTAGTGAGACTTTGAAAGCGAAAGTGCCAAAGTCATTTAGCTCGTAAACTACTTCTTCCTCTTTAAGACGTAGCTCCTCTTCTGCTCCATAGCGTGGGTCTTTTCCAAGGGACTCCTCGAACTCTTCTTTTTCCGTCTCATCAAGGAACGGTTTCTTGTAGCTTTCAAACACATACCAAGGGAAGAAGTCTGCTTCGTATCCGCTTCCTCCTCCTGAGTCGTTAGCGTCCCAGAACATTTGATAGAAAAACCCCCCGACTCCTCTGGCAGTACTTTCAAAGATTACCTCCGTGTTGTCAGCAATAGCTACATTTTTTAACAAAGCCGAGGCATAGTCTTTTGCATTATTGCCCCAACGGGAAACTTCTGAACAATGTAAATAGGAAATTTGGTCTCCAACTATTTCAGATCCCCCTGCTGTACCTAACCTAAATCTAGTATTTAATTGCTCCCAATGTAATTCTCGCCTTCCGCTATATCCGACTTTAGGCTTTAAAGCTGACGGGTGGGATTTCTCCATTGTTTTCACCATGTTGAACAGGGTGAGGTTGGTTTCATCATCGTGAGCTACTATAGCAATTCGCTTTTGTTTAGCAAAGGTACTAGCTCTGTAAAAACGTGCTAGGCAATAGGTGCTAAGTCCGCTTCTTCTAGGTTTTAAAACTACCCTCCGAACAAAGCCTCTACGTTTCAATTGTTCTTCGCATTTATAGTGCAATATAGTCTGAACGCTATTTGGCGTGAAAGGGATTAATTGACCGCTGCCAAACTCCTCAATTTTAAGAATAGTTTTGTAATAAAATAGAGGCTCATCGCGTAGTTTTTCTATAAATCTTTTGTACTCTTGCTCTTTGGTCATCGCACATCTTAATTAAAATTTTCTAATGGTATCAGCTTTTTGAAGTTTAAATTAAGCGAGCGTGAAAATCAACTAGGGGAGGTATAATAATAAGTAGGTAGGGGTTAGTTACTAGTGGGGGGTATGTCTAGAACTAGTCTTTTTAGTTTCTAGTACTAAGTTAGTTACTAGACGAGACGTATCCTTTTTCTTAGTCGGCTCGATTCGGTGCTAGGCCGCTTGGTTACTGGGCTTAAAGGCAATTGTCTTGACTTTTGTCGTGTTCCATGGTTCAATTGGGTCATGCTTTTGGAGCAATTCAGCTTCACTAGCACTTCGTAACCTAGTATCGAGATAATACTATGGCAAAGTTATATATTGCTGATGTAGCACAGAGAGTAACAGAACTTTCAGCAGTAGTTGAGAGAAATGCGGAAGATACTAACGCTAAGTTTAGCCAGATACTTAGCCTTATACAAGGTCAACAGTCTAGTCCTGCTCCGGTAGCTGCTAGTCCTGTAGTTCAAGCTCCAGCTCCGGTAGCTAAAGCTAAAGCCCCAGCTAAGTCTAAGATCGACAGGGGCCACGAGAACATGAGCTTAACTGCTAGTGTGGTAGTTTGGGATAGCAACGGGGTAACTATCAAAGCCGAGAGAGCAGCTACCGAAGGCGAGAAGGCTGCTATCGCTAGAGCTTCAGTAAATGCTAGAGCTCTACATGATGCTCTAGTGTACCAAACCGACTTCCAGAGAATTAGTAAAACTACTCCCTACAAGGGATGTCAGGAATACTACAGGTTGTCTGGAGGAGGAGGGTACTTCAAGAAAGTAGCCTAAGCAGGCTAGTGGGGGTCTCCTAGTGAGATTCCCACTAGTTTTTTTTATTTTTTCTAGTTTTTACGCTAAAAGTTTTAGCATTTAGCGTGAGAACATTTACCAAATTTTAGAGGTAATAATGCGAATAAAAGTAGATTACAAGAAAGAAACTGTCGGGAATGCAGCTAGTTTTAAAGCGGCATTAAAGAAAGCCCGATTAATAGATACGGATCTAGACAGAGGGATGAGAGTCGTCTCGTCCCTATGGAAATATGGGGACATTTATCTACGTTTAGATAAGGACGTAGTAGTACCTGACCCAGAGGGAGGTCGGGTTGTTGACTGCTTATCTTTTGATAGCGGTCTTAAGTTTTATAACTAAAGAGGAGCTAATGGATGCTAAGTAAGACACAAGCGGAGGTGATAGTAGAAAGAAAGTTAGATCGTACAGGGTCTAGCTGGACTAGTAGTAAATGGGAGTGGGAACGATTCTCCCCTACTAGCTGGGCGGTTGTTGCTAGAAAGCAATATTATATTAATGAGGAACTGGTAGCTAGCATTAGGCTAGACCCGGTGCCTACCCAAAAACGTAGGCACTGGTATAAGCAAACTGGTTTTAAAACTTGGGTTGCTGGTTGGATTTAATATAAACTTGAGGCTCTTCTAGTGAGAGTCTCACTAACAGAGATAATAGAATGGGTTATTATTGTATTTTAAAACACGGGCCTTACCGAGAAGACGGGACTACAGATAAGCAGCCTACAGTTATAGGCTCTTACAGTACAGAATTTGAGGCTTACGCTAAAGCAACAGCACTACATGCAGAGGAAACGAGACTGAGCTATTCAGTATATTTTATTAGCCAAGCAGATCTAGACAACGGACTCTACGCGATGTGGAACTGGGAGATAATATGATTAACGGTAATGGGAGGGTGCAAGAATGAGGAAGACACTACAACGGCCTAAGCGTAAGAGGTATGACCGGGTAAGTAATACTATCCGGGCTGGGGTTCATATAATTAAAGCACGTTATCGGAGACCTAAACATGCACAGTATTATAGAGCATGTGCTGCTGGAGTAGTTAAGCGAACTAAGCTATCTGCTAGACCACCAACAGCATGGGATGACTTAGATATAGCAGGTAGATCAGAAACTTATAGGTGGGGTGTAGCATAGCTATCAGGTACTCGGCTCTTCATCCGCTTCTGCTATTAGATTGGCAAGCTGATCTTCATAGCTGAGTACCTCTTTAGCTAGGTTGCCGTGCTTGGATAAACTATCTGCCATCCTAGCTGCTAGACTAGTGTCACCTACCATTACAGCATGTTGTGCTAAATCTAATTGGATCTGCCTTGTATCTGTTAAACTCCATGACTGCGCTTTAAGTGATAATTGCTCAGCACTTACCCTTTCAAATAACTTTAGTTTATCAAATAAACTATTCAACGCATGAATAGCTCCTTTAGTGTCATCGTTCCCGTCTGCTTTATCGTACTGTTTACGATATTGTTCGGCAGCCCATAACGTATCCATCTCTTGAATTAATTCTTGTCTACGTTTAGTTACGCGATGTATAAGTTCACGTTTAGTTTCTTCTAAGTCTCTAATATTCTTAGGCATTTCTATAGCTGAAAGAGAGGGTAAAAATTTAAATTTTCGACGTAACTCTAGCATAATAAAAAAAGTATGTACAGGTTAACACTGGTCTCACGGGTCTTTGACCAGCATAAAATAGATAAGAGTGGGATCTTTGAAGTAAGAACTACTCTAGTTGATAAGTCTTTTAAAAGTATAGCACATTTAATTACAGTAGCAGTGCAGCTAGTCCGTAAATTTAATTTAAATACTAGCATGGTAT